TAGCATATCAGGAACTACATTAACTTTTGCAACAGCACCTCAAAGTGGTTACAATATAGAAGTAATGGTATTAGGTGCTATATCGGCATCGACTAATGCTTTGTATACAGATACTTTTACAGGAGATGGATCAACAACAGCATATGCTCTAGGTATAACACCAGTTGATTTAAATGCTATTGAAGTATATTTAAACGGTTTATATCAAAATGTAAGTACTCTTACATTATCAACTAATACAGTCACATTTGCTACAGCGCCACCTAGTGGGGTTATAATAGAGATTAGATCTGTAGGATTTTTAAATTCAGGTGGTACTTTAGCTCCTGCTACTTTAACAGGTGGTACTGGAATTAATGTAACTACAAATTCACCTAATAACTTTACCATAGCTAACACTTTAGGTGGTGGCATTGATTGGGATACAAACATTAAAACAGCAACATTTTCAGCTAATCCAGGTCGCGGTTATATAGTTAATACAACAGCTGGTGAAGTTACAATAAATTTACCAGCAGGTGTTCCAGGTAATATTGTTGCAGTGCAAGATTATGCAGGTACATTTGATACTAATAAACTAATTATAAGTTCAAATGGATCTGAAGCAATACAAGGTTCAACTACTATAGACGGTGAATGTACTACTGAAAATGCCACAGTATATTTATTATACCAAGATTCAACTCAAGGATGGACATCTCAAGACGTTAGTTTAGTTCCACAAACTTTATCAGTAAGCTACTTAGTTATTGCAGGTGGTGGAGCAGGCGGGGGCGCTGGTCAAGCAGGTGGCGGTGGAGCAGGTGGTTTAAGAACAAACTATGGAGGCACAGCTTTAGTTTTAACTCAAGCTGTAAATTACACATTAACAGTAGGAGCTGGTGGTGTAGGTACTGGATCTGGGGTATCTGGTTCTGGCTCAAATTCTGTATTTGGTACAATAACTTCTGCTGGAGGTGGTGGTGGTGCTGAGCATACTTTTTCTGGTGCCGATGGAGGATCTGGTGGTGGTGCTGGAACTCAACATCAATCAGGAACATCAGGAGGTTCTGGAAACACACCTAATGTATCTCCATCACAAGGTAATGACGGAGGTGGTCATGGAGCATATTCAGCACCATACTCCGGAGGTGGTGGCGGTGGATTTACAAGCGCTGGTACACAAGGAGGTGGTCAATCTGGTAATGGTGGTGCTGGAATAGCATATATTAATGCTAATAGCATTACAGGGCAACCTCTAAGCGTTGCTGGCGGTGGTGGCGGTGGAACATATAATGGTACAGCCGGTTCAGCAACTAATGGTGGTGGCGCTGGATTTTCTGGAAATGGAACTAGTGGCGGAAATGCTGGAACACCTGGAACTGTAAATACAGGTGGTGGTGGTGGTGGAACAGGTAATTATGGCGCTGGTACTATTGGTGCTTCAGGAGGCTCTGGTATAGTAATATTACGTTATTCTAATGCTTATACAATTTCTGGACTATCTGGTACAACTACAACTGTAGGAACAGACAAAGTAACAACATTTACAAACGCAGGAACAGGAAACATACAATTTAACTAATGGCATTAACAAAATTAACACAAAATCTAATAGACGGAACTATTGTTACAAGTGTAAATGGTAGTTCAGGAGCTGTTACTTTAGAAACAGGCACTGATTGGATATCAACTATCCAGACAAGCAATTTTACAGCTGTAGCTGGAAAAGGTTATTTTGTTAATACTACCTCAGCAGAAATAACAGTTACATTACCAGCAGGAGCAGTTGGCAACGAAGTTATTATACAAGACTACGCGGGCACTTTTGCAACTAACAAAGTAATATTTGCTTCTAATGGTTCCGAAAAGATTCAAGGATCAACTGATGATTATAAAAATAGTACTAATAATTCTACTATAACTTTAGTTTATCAAGATGCTACAAAAGGCTGGACAGCTGACAATATTGAAACAAATGCTGTCCCTGTAGAAGTTTATTATTTAGTTGTAGCAGGAGGTGGTTCTGGTGGTGCTAATTCAAATTCTGGAGGTGGTGGCGCTGGCGGTTATAGAACTAATTTTGGAGGTACTGGTGTTAGTATTTCTGTAGCAACTAACTATCTTGTCACTATAGGTGCTGGAGGCGCGGGAGAAGCGCCTCAAGCTGCCCCTGGAAATGGTAATAATGGAATTAATTCAGTTTTTAATAATATAACATCTACTGGAGGAGGTCGTGGAAGTGGGCAAGGAGGAAGTGCTGCTTCTGGGGGCTCTGGTGGTGGGGGTGCTTATGATACTGGAGGTGCAAGTGGTAATGCAGGAAATTATACTCCTGTTGAAGGATATGCTGGTGGAGCTGGAGTTTCAGCTGGATCTTATCCTGGTGGAGGTGGAGGTGGAGCTTCAGAGGCTGGTAATACTGATGGAAATGGTCACGGTGGTGATGGTGTCAGTAATAGTATAAATGGAGCATCTACAATTTACGCTGGTGGTGGTTCAGGTGGTGTTTCGGGTGGTAACTCTATAATACCTGGAGGAGATGGTGGTGGTGGAGCTGGTAGTAATAACACAGCAACATCTCAAGCAGGTACAGCAAACACCGGTGGCGGCAGCGGCGGCGGCTCTGGAAGTTATGGTAGTGGAAATGGAGGATCAGGAATAGTTATACTTCGTTACCCAAACACATTAACTATATCTGGATTGTCAGGTACAACTACTACAGTAGGTTCTGATAAAGTTACAACATTTACATCAGGAACAGGAAACATACAATTTAACTAATAATATGGCACATTACGCATTTTTAGATATGGCTAACGTAGTAACCGAAGTAATAGTAGGTAGAGACGAAGGCGATACAAACACAAACTGGGAATTAGAATACCAAGACGTAAGAAAACAAGTTTGTAAAAGAACTTCTTATAATACACAAGGCGGTGTACACTCAGGTGAGGGTACTCCATATAGAAAAAACTATGCAGGTATAGGATATACTTATGACTATGCCCGCGATGCTTTTATTCCACCTAAACCATATGCTAGCTGGACGCTAGATGAAACATCATGTTTATGGCAAGCACCAGTTGCTTATCCAGATGATGGTGAAAGATACATATGGGATGAAGAAAATCAAGAGTGGGATTTAATAACAGAATAAATGGCTCAAACTAAACCTAAGGCATCACAATTTTACGGAGTATCCGGAGAGGGTACTGCAGGTCAAGTTTTAATCAGCGATGGTAATGGTGGCATGTCTTGGGGATCTAATACAGAACAGTATACTGTTTCATGGGCTACACCTACAGGTCAAAGCCTTACTTACACACAACCTAATCCTCAAAGTTCAACTGGTGCCCCTGGAGGAGCATTTCCTACTACAACTTTTACAGCAACTAAATCTGGAGAAGAAATAAGTGGAACAGCTTCTATAGCAGGTTTACCTACAGGTGTTGTAGCGAGTCAAAGTCTTAGTGGAACTGGCGCTAATAATATATTAACAGTTACTTTAGGTGGTGTATTCCCAAGTGCTGATTCTTTAAATACTAACTTAACTATATCAGGCTTAACAGTACAAGTACCTTTGCCCCCTTTAACAATAAACTACTTAGTAATTGCTGGCGGTGGTGGTGGAGGTAATGGATCAGGAGGTGCTGGTGGAGGTGCTGGTGGTTATAGAACTAATCAAGGAGGTACAGCTTTAACTCTTAACGCGGCTACAAATTATGCTATTACAGTTGGTAGTGGAGGACCAGCTCTTGCACAAGGAGTAGGTTCACAAAATCATGGAGTAAGTGGAAATAATTCTATTTTTCATAATATAACAGCAACCGGTGGCGGTGGTGGTGGATCTGAAAATGATAAAAACGGATACTCTGGTGGATCTGGTGGTGGAGGTAATTATAATGGATCTGGTGGAAGTGGAAACGCAGGGAATTATAATCCTGTTGAAGGACATGCCGGGGGTAGTGGTGGAACACCTACAAACTACGCCGGTGGTGGTGGTGGTGGTGCTGGATCAGTTGGTGGAAATTCTAGTGGTCAATCCGCTGGTAATGGAGGTAATGGATTATCTAATAACATAACGGGATCTTCCGTAACATACGCCGGTGGTGGTGGTGGTGGAAGCCAATATGGTAATAACCCTGGAACCCCTGGAACTGGTGGATCTGGTGGTGGTGGAAATGGAGCAGCTTATACTGGCGCAGCAGGAAGTGACGGAACCCCTAATACTGGTGGAGGCGGTGGTGGTACAGCTTTCCAAATTGGTGGTGGCCCTACAGCCGCAGCTGGATATGGTGGAGGATCTGGTGTTGTTATATTAAAATACCCAGCCGCTTATACAATAAGTGGACTTTCGGGGTCAACAGTAACAGTAGGAACAGACGAAGTAACAACATTTACAGCCGGAACAGGTAATGTACAATTTAACTAATAAAAAATGGCTTTAACAAAAGTAACAAGTAACGTATTAAATGACGACGCAGTCACAACATCCAAAATAGTTAACGCTAATGTAACTTCTAGTAAATTAGCTACAGCTAGTGTTACTAGTACTAAAGTAGGTACTGAATTTACAACAGCCACTGTTTTAACACCAGCAGCTACAATTGATGTAAGCTATACAACAGCTCAAGTATTTACATTGACGCCTAATGCTAATACTACACTTAATATAACTAATCCTGTAATCGGTGTAACTAAAGCTATAGTTGTAACTGGTGCAGGCGGTTCATATACATTAGGTTTTACAGTTGGCGGATCAGCAGGTACATTTAATAAAATATCTGGTGACTATAGTGATACTGCAGCTGCTAAAAATTTTATACAAATCACATGTGTAGGTGCCACTGAGTTCTGGTATACTATATCACAAATAGCTTAAAATATGTTTGGACAAAGTCTGTTATCAGCTTTTGGAATTGCGTGTACAACGGACACAGACCAGTTATTTACAACTAATCAATCAGCTACATCTACAGCTACATATCAATTAAATAACGCTACAACCTCTATACCTAGTAATACATATCCTGGTACAGCTAGTAATATAACTTATGCGGCTGGTAAGTTTGGTGATGCTGCTGTATTTAACGGTAGTAGTTCTAGCATTGGAATTTCATCAAGCACTATAAACCCAGCAAATATATATAGTATTTCTATGTGGGTTAGTTTTGACAATGCTAGTGCATATACGGGATTCTTTTGTAATAATACTAGTGCATTTAGAGTTGGTGAAATTAGTATAATGAAGCCTAACGCAACTACTTTACAAATTTTTAGTGGTGGCCAAGCAGGTACAAACCTTCTTGATGCACTTACAGCACAACCAACATCAGCGTTTGTAAATAATACTTGGTATCACATAGTGGTAATATCCGATAGAAGCATAAGCAATCAAAGAGCTAAAGTATTCGTAAACGGAACAGAATGTTCATATACTGCATATGCAGCTAACCAAGCTAGTGTTAGTACATATAGTGATACAAAAATTGGCTTAGCAGACAATCAATTTTTTCCTGGTAAAATAGACCAAGTAAGAATATTTAATTCAGACTTATCACAAGCAGCTGTAACAGCTTTATATAACGAAACAACTACAACAGCTACAAGTGCTAGTGTAGATTATCAGCTTGCTAATCCTAATAGCATTGCATACTACAAAATGTCAGATGCTACAGATCAAATTGGAGGTCATACTTTAACAAATTCTAATGTAAACTTTAATACTGAAGGTAAGTTTGGATTTGCTGGAAAATTCAATGGAAGCAATAGTAAACTAACAATAAGTAATTCTAGTTTTTTACCTCAAAGTAATAACTCAAGATCTATTTCTTGTTGGATAAAAACAACAGGTGGAAGTAACGATGGTGTTATTGGGTATGGTAATGCTGCAAATTCTCAAGCATTTTTTATATACATTAATAGTCAAAATAAATTAGGTATTTATTGTTATTATGATAATACTGATGGTACTATAGCTATAAGCAATAACACATGGAATCATGTTGTTGCAACTTATGATGGAACTAATTGTAAATTATATGTAAATGGGGTTTTAGATTTTACAACTGCTAAAACTTTAAATACAGGTAATGGTGAATTTAGAATAGGTGGTGTTAATTGGAATAATGGTGGGGAATTTTTTCCAGGAGATATAGACCAAATAAGAATATACGACTCAGCACTATCAGCAGCTGATGTAACTACGCTTTACGAAGAAGTTGAATGTTCAGCAGCAGCTATAAATGCTTTAGATTACTTTAATACTAAATTATATACTGGTAATGGTAGTACTCAATCTATAACAGGTTTAGGTTTTAAACCAGATTTAACTTGGATTAAACAAAGAAGTTCCCCCACAAGAGACCACGTATTAAACGATTCTGTAAGGGGTGCAAATAAAATATTATATTCTAACTTAAGTAATGCAGAAGATACAGCGGGTGGTAGTGGTTCAGCTTATTTTAATAGCTTTGATACAAATGGTTTTACAGTTGGGAGCAGTCATTATTATAATGGTTCAGGATTAGATTACGTAGCTTGGAACTGGAAAGCGCCTTTAGCTAATTTATCAACTAGCTTTAATGGGACTACTAGTAGAATAGAATTACCTAAATTTCCTACATTAACTGGTGATGTATCTGTTTCAGGATGGGTAAAACTTGGTAACACTACAACTTCAAACAGGTTAAGATTTGTTGAATTAAACCTTGATAATGCTGGTTATGCTGGTACTTTAATGACTTTATATAAACCAAGTAATGGTGAATGGTTAGTAAGAGCAGGAAATGGAACTAATTCAGATGTCAACATATTAACTCACACATATCAATTAACACAAGGAGTTTGGTATAATATTTGTTTTACTAGAAATACTTCAACAAACGTAACTACGTTTTATGTAAACAATGTACAACAAGATCAAGAAACAGTAACAGCATCTGCATCTTTTCCAGCTAATGCAACAAGTATTATTGGAGATGTAAATTATTCAACAAGTTATCAATACAATTGGTTAGGTGAAATGAGTCAAATAAGAATATTTGATGACGTATTAACCACAAACGAAGTATCTGATATATACACAGAACCAGCAGCAAGCAATAATACATTAAATTATCCTGCAGGTGCAGGCTGTATTGCAGCTTATCCACTACAAACAGATGCAGTAGATTTAAGTGGTAATTACAGTGGCGCATCTAGTAATGTAACATTTGGTCAGCCAGGTTACTTAACTAGCAACACTGATGGTACAATAACAAGTACGGTAGCGGCTAATTCAGAAGCTGGATTTAGTATCGTAGAATATGCAGGGAATGGATCAGCGGGAGCCACTGTGGGTCATGGTTTAACATCACCACAAATGGTAATGATAAAATGTACAAGTACAGGTTCAACTAATTGGATTGTTTATGCTAATTCACTTGGTAATAGTGATTATTTAACTTTAAATAGTAGTGGTGCTATAGCTACATACACAAATTGGTTTTATTCAAATGCAACAACTTTTACACTTAATCAAACTTTTGGTAACGCTAACACAAGTGGTAGAAATTACGTAGCTTATTGTTTTACATCAATACCGGGTTACAGCCATATAGGTTCTTATGTTGGAACAAGCGCGTCAGGTAATGTTCAATATTTAGGATTTGAACCTGCATTTTTAATGATTAAAAGAACTGATGGAAGTGGAGGGTGGATTATGTTAGATAATAAGAGAAGTACATCAAACCCAAGAACTAAATATTTAACAGCAAATACAAGTGATGCAGAAGGAGATTCAGCTTCTATAGATGTTGATTTTTTAACTAATGGTTTTTCTGTAGGTGGAACTAATACCGACATTAATGTTGGAACATACATCTACCTAGCCATAGCATAAATTAAATAAAATGAGTGATAAAAAGAAATTTAAAGATACCGGCGTTGGGAAATTTTTATTAAATAAAATTCCTAATGTCGTTGGTGCAATAGCGGGAGACACCCCGGTTGGGTCAGTCATTAAAGCAATTATTGGTGGAAGTGATATGTCCGAATCCGATAAAGATATTGCTTTAAAAAAATTAGAATTAGAGCGTGCTGAAATTGATGGCACAACAAGACGTTGGGTGGCTGATGCAAGATCTGGATCATTTCTTGCATCTAATGTTCGCCCTTTAGTATTAGTATTTTTAACAGTAAGTTATGTAGTAGGTTGGTATATGGGATATCCTTTAGACTCAATAACTTCATTATTAACAATCGTGATTGGAGGCTATTTCGGATCAAGAGGTGTCGAAAAAGTTTTTGGTAACAATAAACATAAATAAAAAAAAATGGACGAATTAAAAATATTCGGATTGAATATAGGAGCACTTTTAGTTTCAGTTATGCCAAACTTAAATCCTATACTTCAAACAGTTGTATTATTGCTTACAATAATATATACAGTATTAATGATAATTAAAAAAGCGCAGGAATTAAAAAAATGAAATATTTTACTGAATCTGAATTTAATAATTTTGAAATGATGGATGAAAATCTTTTAAGTATGTTAGATGACTTAAGAGAAGCATATGGACATCCAATTAAATTAACATCTACATATAGATCACCTGATCATCCTATCGAAGCAAAAAAAACTAAACCCGGAGAACATGCATATGGAGCTGCGGTTGATATAGCTTGCGTAGGGGGGGAGGCTACTTATAAATTAGTAAAAGCTGCAATTAATGTAGGATTTACAAGAATAGGTATAAGTAGAAAAAACAATTTTGTACATGTAGGTATTGGGTATCCCGATGCACCTCCTATTACAATATGGACATACTAAATTAAATTAAATGGCAAAGCTAATAAGAAAAATAAGCATTGGGGCTGATTATAAAAACGAAGCAATGCATTACTCTGTAGGACAAGAAGTTTATGGAGGACATAAAATATCCGATATCTTAGAAGAAGACGGAGCATATAAAATATTTATAACTAAAAACAAAGAAATACTACCTTGGAAGCATTTTAATGCTAACATGGCAATATCAATTGAATACAATCTCGATTATTAAATGCAATCATTATTTGACTATATCATATCTACTCATAATCGTTATAACAATACGATTAACATAAATAATAAAAAATTAATTGTTAATACTGAAATAACAGAACGCGACTTTCAATTTGTTAATAGAGTCGGAACCGTTTTATCTATACCTAAATCAAATAATTCTATAATTAAAAAAGGTGATGAAGTAATTGTTCATCATAATGTATTTAGAAGATGGTATGATATACACCAAAATGAAAAAAATTCATCTAGTTTTTTAGAAGAAAACAAATATATAGTTCCAGAAGATCAAATATTTGCATATAAAAGACAAGAAAAATGGAACAGTTTACCTGGATATTGTTTTGTAAAGCCTGTTTATATAAAAGACGAATGGGCTCTTTACACGGATCCAAATTTATACGGAGAGCTAGTATACTCTAATGATGTTTTAAAGCAAATAGGGGTATCCAAAGGAGACGTGGTGGGGTTTACGCCTAATTCTGAATATGAATTTAATATAGAAGGTGAAAAATTATACCGTATTTTATCAAATCATATAACAATTAATTATGGACCGAAGAAAAAAAGTAATTTCAGCGGCTGAAAAAGCGCTAGTGGAACTTGAAAAAGTAATTAGACAAAATATAGATTTAGAAGAATTAGATCCTGAAAAAGCTAAAACAGCGGCACAAGCTAAATGGGTTGCAATAGATGATTCTTTAAAAATTATAGAAAAAATAGAAGAGCTTTCAGAAGAAAAAACTAAAGCTAAAGAAAACAAAACATTTTTAGGTGTTGAAAATCGTATAAGCAATGTATAAACAAACTTTATATAAAATATATGATGAGCATTTAAAAGATAAAACTATAAAACACAAAAATAAACATAATAAGTTTAATTATGGTTATAATAAAGATTTAGATTGTGTTATTATAAGTAAAGATGGTACTCTTGGAGAAATATATGAAATTCAAGGTCTTAAGGTAGGTTTACCTAAAATTCCACAAGTAATTGATGGTCAAGATCTTAAAAAAGAAAATCAATATTTTAAAAAAAGATTAAAGCCAAATTCTTTAAATAAAATAAAAAGTATATATGATTTTACGCGATATCCAGAAAAAAATAAGGAAGAATATTACGGGTACATTGATACTGAATTTAATCATCGTAATGATGGTTACTGGTTCATGTGCAACGGTGCCCCGTGTTACATTACAGGGTCACACTATATCTACCTCAACTGGACTAAGATCGACGTGGGATCACCTGATTTTAGGCAGGCAAACCGAATATTTTACTACTTTTGGGAGGCTTGCAAGGCAGATGCCAGGTCTTATGGAATGTGCTACCTTAAGAACAGGAGGTCTGGATTTAGTTTTATGGCATCATCCGAATGTGTTAACCAGGCAACAACTTCAAAAGATTCTAGGTTTGGGATATTATCAAAGACTGGGGCTGATGCAAAGAAAATGTTTACAGACAAGGTGGTTCCAATATCCATCAACTATCCGTTCTTTTTCAAACCAATCCAGGACGGTATGGAACGTCCCAAGACGGAGCTCTCCTACAAAATACCCTCAAGAAGACTTACCAGAAATTCCATTCGAGAAACCGAAGTGGAAAGAGAGGGAATGGGAAAAGGCTTGGACACAACCATCGATTGGAAGAACACAGGGGACAATTCGTACGATGGGGAGAAATTACAACTCCTCGTCCATGATGAATCGGGTAAATGGGAGAGGCCCGACAACATCCTCAACAACTGGAGGGTCACCAAAACGTGTCTCAGGCTCGGTTCAAAAATAGTAGGAAAATGTATGATGGGGTCTACTTCAAATGCATTAGCAAAAGGAGGGGACAATTTTAAAAAATTATATTATAACTCAGATGTCAAAAATAGAAATCGCAATGGCCAGACTACAAGTGGACTATATGCTTTGTTCTTACCTATGGAATGGGGATACGAAGGATTTATCGATAAGTATGGCTACCCTGTATTCGAAACACCATCAGACTCGGTTAAAGGAATTGATGATGAACTCATCTACGAGGGAGTTATTCAACACTGGGAAAACGAAGTTGATGGTTTAAAAAACGACAGTGACGCTTTAAATGAATACTATAGGCAATTTCCAAGATCAGAAAAACATGCTTTTAGAGATGAAACAGTTAATTCTTTATTTAATTTAACTAAAATATATGAGCAAATTGATTTTAATGAAGAAGTAACTAAAAAAGGGTATGTAATTCGTGGGTCTTTTAATTGGAAAAACGGTATTAAAGATACTAAGGTAATATGGACACCTAATAAAAACGGCAGATTTAAAATTTCTTGGCTACCGCAAGATAGTTTTCAAAATAATGTTATTAAAAAAAATGGATTAACATATCCAGGTAATGATGGATTAGGCGCTTTTGGGTGTGATTCATATGATATATCTGGAACAGTTGGTGGCGGTGGTTCAAATGGTGCACTACATGGACTTACTACATTTAGTATGACTCCTGATGTACCAACAACAAAATTTTTTTTAGAATATGTGGCACGACCACAAACAGCAGAAATATTTTTTGAAGAAGTTTTAATGGCTTGTATTTTTTATGGTATGCCAATACTTGCAGAAAATAATAAACCTAGATTACTATATCATTTTAAAAGAAGAGGTTACAGACCTTTTTCAATGAATAGACCCGATAAACTTTATGCTAATTTATCAAAAACAGAAAAAGAATTAGGTGGTATACCTAACACTTCAGAGGATATTAAGCAAGCTCATGCAGCTGCTATTGAATCTTATATAGAAGAATACGTAGGGAATAAAGGGGAAAATCATGGTAATATGTATTTTCAAAGAACTTTAGAAGATTGGGCAAAATTTGATATATCACATAGAACAGCATATGATGCATCTATAAGCAGTGGCTTAGCTATTATGGCATGTAGAAAACATATGTACAGACCTAATAGTAAAAAAACAATTAAAAAAATTGATTTTGGTTTTTCAAAATATAAAAACGAAGGATCAAGGAGTGAGATAATAAATTAAAATATGGCAATAACAACAGGACAACTTCCAACCAAATTTCCGAGCCAAGCGGTTTCAGATGAGGTCAAACAATCCTTTGAGTATGGATTATCCGTAGGTAGAGCTATTGAACAAGAGTGGTTTAATAAAGACAACGGAGGGTTAGGAATGTATTATCAAACTAGCGAAGAGTTTCATAGGCTTAGGTTATATGCTAGAGGAGAACAATCTATAAGAAAATATAAAGATGAATTTGCAACCAATGGAGATCTTTCTTATTTAAACTTAGATTGGAAACCAGTACCTATAATTCCAAAATTTGTAGATATTGTAGTAAATGGTATGCAAGACAGATTATATGATATAACCGCTTTTGCACAAGATCCTATTGCTACAGGCAAAAGAACCGATTTTGTTAATGCTATTACAAGAGATATTAATGCTCAAGGTTTGTTAAATCAAATTGAAGCAGAACTTGGCGTAAATGCAAGAAATGTTCCACAAGAAGATTTACCTCAAAATTCAGAAGAACTTGAATTATACATGCAACTTGGCTATAAACAAGGAATTGAAATTGCTGAGGAACAGGCTATTAATAATGTATTTTTGTGTAACAAATATCCTGAATTAAAGAAAAGAGTAGATTATGATTTAACAGTATTAGGTATTGGCGCTGTAAAAAATACATTTAATAATACAGATGGAATTAAATTAGACTACGTTGACCCCGCAAATTTAGTGTGGTCTTATACTGAAGATCCTAATTTTAGTGATTGTTATTATTTTGGTGAAGTTAAAAGAATTAATTTAAATGAATTAAAAAAGAATTTTCCAAATCTTACTAATGAGCAAATAGAAACATTAAGTGAGAAAGGCTCAAACTGGGTAGACTATAATAATCAATGGATTAATTATAATCGAAATAATAATGAAATCGATAATAATAATACCTTAACTGTTTTATATTTTAATTGGAAAACTTGGGAAAACAACGTATATAAAATTAAAGAAACTTCTACAGGCGCTTCTAGAGCTATACAGAAAGATGATACATTTAATCCACCTCAAGATAAAAGAACTAGATTTGAAAAAGTAGCTACCGCAAGAGAGGTAATATATGAAGGTTGTTTTGTTTTAGGAACAGATATATTATTACAATGGGAAAAGGCTACTAATATGATTCGCCCTGCTTCTAACACAAATAAAGTTGTGATGAATTATACAGTAAGTGCGCCTAGAATGTATAAAGGAAATATTGATTCTTTAGTTTCTAAAATGACGCCTTATGCAGATTTAGTACAATTAACACATTTAAAATTACAACAAGCTATTCAAAGAATGGTGCCTTCAGGTGTTTATTTAGACGCTGATGGGTTAGCTGAAGTAGATTTAGGAAATGGTACAAATTATAATGCACAGGAAGCACTTAATATGTATTTTCAAACAGGATCTATAATTGGTAGATCTTTAACGGTAGAGGGAGATCCTAATCCAGGTAAAGTACCTATTCAAGAATTACCAGGAAGCCAAGGTAATCAAATACAAATATTGATTGGAGCTTACAATCAATATATACAAATGATGAGAGATGTTACCGGTTTAAACGAGGCTAGAGATGGTTCAGACCCGGACCCTAATGCATTAGTAGGGGTGCAAAAATTAGCAGCAGCAAATAGTAATGTAGCTACAAGACATATATTAGATAGCAGTATGTTTATTACTTTAACTTTAGCTGAAAATATTTGTTTAAGATTTAAAGATGTATTAGAATTTCATCCAACTAAACAAGCTTTTATAGGAGCTTTAGGACAATTTTCAGTAGCTTCGTTAGAAGAAATGAAAAATTTACATTTGCATGATTTTGGTATATTTTTAGAACTAATGCCTGACGATGAAGAAAAAACTATATTAGAAGCTAATATACAAATGGCTTTATCTAAAGATAGCATAAATTTAGAAGATGCTATTGATATTAGAGAAGTTAAAAATTTAAAATTAGCTAATCAATTATTAAAAGTTCGTAGAATAAGAAAGCAAGCCGCGGATCAACAAGCTGCACAAGCTGCTAGTGTTGCGCAAGCAGAAGCTCAAGGTGCTGCACAAATACAAATTGAACAAGCTAAAGCTCAAGCTGAGCAAGTAAAAACAGAATCTAAAATACAATATAGAGAAGCTGATATTAATTTTGAAATTAAAAAATTAGAAGTTGAAGCAGCAACTAAACGAGAGTTAATGCAATATGAATTTGATTTAAATGTTAAATTAAAGGAATTAGAATTAAATGCTCAAAAAGAATTAGCTAATGCTAATAATCAAAATATGATGAATCGCGAAAATGTTCGTGAGGCTGGTGCAAACGAAAGAGAAGGTATGAAAATATCTGCTAAATCGGTTGTTGGGCCACCATCATCAGGTAAACCAGCAAAATCCTTTGAATCCAAAGGTAATGATGTTTTAGGCGGAATTGATTTATCTCGATTTTCTCCTAAATAAAAACAATTAAACTATTTTATTATATACAATTATGGAACAAGAAAAAGAACAAGTTACAGTTAAAGCGGTAGAAGATAATACTCCTCCCCCAACACCACAAGAAAAAGAAGCTGCAGTATTAGAAAAAGCAGTGGCCGACGGTGAAGTTGATGAAAAATATTCGCCTAAAGAAGTTGATGGTGTTATAAAAATAGATCTAGATAAATTAAAACCTAAAGAAGACAATGCCATTCAAGAGCGAAAAACAAAGGAGGTACCTGTGGGCGAACGAACCGGAGATAGCAAGGAAGTGGACGAAGAGGTACGGGAACAATCCAGTGAAGAAAATAAAACCGTTCACACTGAAGAAAAAGTATTAGAAACACCTAAAGAAGAGTCTAATGATTCACCTTTAGAATTAATAACTGAGGAAACAGAGAAAGCGAATAAAGCTTTAAAAGAAAAAAAGAGTATTGAAAAAGATACTCCTAAAAAAATAGTACAGGAAGAAACTAAACAAAATCTTCCTGAAAACGTAGATAAGCTAGTAAAGTTCATGGAAGAAACTGGTGGTACTTTAGAAGATTATGTTAATCTTAATAAAGACATTAGTAAATATGACAATACTACTTTAATGCGTGAATATTATAAAAGTACTAAACCGCATTTAAATCAAGATGATATTGAGTTTATGCTTAATAAAAACTTTGGTTATGATGCAGAGACGGATGATCCGTCAGATGTTAAAGCTAAGCAATTAGCTTTTAAAGAAGAATTGTTTAATGCACAAAAGCATTTTAATACAAGTAAGGAAAAATATTATGCTGATCTTAAGTTAAGCCAGCAAAAAGATATTGCTCCTGAATATAAAGAAGCTTATGAGTATTATAATAATCAAAAGCAAGTTAAAGAAGAAGCGGACAAATTACAAAAAGATTTTTTAAATAAAACAGATAAAGTTTTTTCAGACGATTTCAAAGGTTTTGATTTTAGCGTTGGAAAAAATAAATATCGTTTTAAAGTTGATAATCCCCTTAAAGTAAAAGAATTTCAATCTGATATTGCAAACTTTGCAAATAAGTTTATAAGTGAAGACGGAAATGTTAATGATGCTCAAGGGTATCATAAAGCATTATTTTCCGGAGTAAATGCAGATAAACTAGCTAATCATTTTTATGAGCAAGGCCGTGCCGACGCTATTAGAGAAAGTGCTAAGCAAGCAAAGAATATTGATATGTCCCCTAGAGCTGACAATTCTAGTGTTGTAAATTCTAATGGCCAAAAAATCAGAGTTGTTTCTGGTAATGATTCTTCTAAATTGCGAGTAAAATGGAATAAATAATTTTTAAAATCAAAACAAAATGGCTTTTACAGTAGGCATACCGGCGGCGTTACAACCAACGCAGTCAAAAACAATGTACCCTGGAAACTATATAGATTTCACGAGTACAGCATTTGACCAATGGGGTCAACAATTTTTACCAGATGTATATGAGCAAGAAGTTGAAAGATATGGAAACAGATCTATCGGTTCTTTCTTACGTATGGTATCGGCAGAAATGCCATCAACGTCAGACCAAATAATTTGGACTGAACAAGGAAGATTACACACTAGATACGCTAATGTAATTCCTTTAGGAAACCAAGCAGGATTACCTGCAGGTGCAGTTGCAGGCGCAATTGCAGCAGGTGCATCAGGTACAGCTCTTAACTTTAGTGTACCAACTGCTCAACCAAGAAGCACAGGAACAACAACTGATAAAACAGAACCTGTAAACTTTAGGGTTGGTGCAACAGTTATGGTACAAATCCAAACAAATGCTACATCAGCAGCTGGTGGAACAGGTGAAGTTATTAAAGGTGTTGTTACAGATGTATCAGGACAAAATTTCCAAATTAAATGTTACGCCGCTCACAACGGTGTACTAGCTGCGGAAAGAATAACTGCAGTTGCTTATGGAAATGAATTTGCTAAAGGAACTGGATCATTTACAGAATCTTTAAATCCTAGCTATGCTACATTTAATAATTCTCCAGTAATTTTGAAAGATAACTATGCAATTAATGGATCTGATACAGCTCAGATTGGTTGGATTGAAGTTACTTCTGAAAATGGAGCAAGTGGATATTTATGGTATATGAAATCTGAGCATGAAGTAAGGCTTAGATGGGAAGATTACTTAGAAATGTCTATGGTTGAAGGTGTATTAAAAACAGGCGGTCAAGCAGGTGCTAACGGAATAGCTTTAGGCTATACTGCAGGCGCTAGCTCAATCACAGTTGGTGGTACAAATCAAAATGCTAAAGGTACAGAAGGTTTCTTCGCTGCTCTTGAAGCAAGAGGAAATGTTTATACAGGATTTGGTGCACAAGCAGCTGCTCAAGCAGGTGGAGGTGCATTAACAGATTTTGATAATGTTCTTAAGCAATTAGACAAACAAGGAGCTATTGAGGAAAACATGCTTTTCTTAAATAGAGAACTTTCTTTAGAAATTGATGACATTCTAGCAATGCAAAATGGTGCATATGCTGGAACTGCAAACCATGCACATGGTACATCTTATGGTGTATTTAATAACAGTGCAGACATGGCTCTTAACTTAGGTTTTACTGGTTATAGAAGAGGTTCTTATGACTTCTACAAAACTGACTGGAAATACTTAAATGATTGGTCAACAAGAGGTGGTTTTGGTGATATTGAAGGTGCATTAGTGCCAGCAGGTACTTCAACAGTGTACGATCAACAACTAGGATCAAACATTAAAAGACCTTTCTTACATATTAGATATAGAGCTTCTGAAACAGAAAACAGAAAAAATAAATCTTGGATAACAGGATCTGTTGGAACGGGAGCACCTACAACTGATATTGACGAAATGAGAATTTCTTACTTAAGTGAAAGATGTCTTATTACACAAGCTGCTAATAATTTCGTATTATTTAAAGCTTAATTTATTAACTATAGGATACAGGCCCTTCGGGGCCTAGTATTCTTATTTTATATTATTTAATCATGAGTACAAAAACAAAAATACAAAGCCCAGAATCTAACTGGACAATTAAAGATAGAATGTATGTTTTAAATGGTGAAGCTGCACCTTTAACTTATACTATTCAAACAAAACATACTTCTAAAAAACCATTATTATGGTTTGATGAAAGTATAAATCAAAATAGAGAATTAAGATTAGCTTCAAATCAAAGATCATTATTTGTTGATGAACAAGATGGTTATGCTACCTTGCAACATATTATGTTTGAAGATGGGGTTATAATGGTTCCTAAAACAGAACCAAACGTACAAAAACTATTATCAATTTATCATCCAAAAAAAGTTTGGCATGAAATTGATGACGAAATAATTGCTAAAGATGAAGTCGAAGATATCGAATTAGAGTTAGAAGCATTAAGTTTAGTACAAAGTTTAGATATTTCACATATTGAAGCTATTATGAGAACAGAGATGGGCTCAACAGTTGCGTCTTTATCATCTAAAGAATTAAAAAGAGATGCTTACAATTTTGCTAGAAGCAATCCGGCATTATTTATAGAAATATCTCAGGATGAAGACATAACATTAAGGAATTTAGCTAACAGAGCTGTAGAAACAGGTATTATAATGTTAACAGAAGATAATACTGTATTTAAATTTGCTAACGGTAAAAAAATAATTACCGTACCTTTTGATCAAAATCCATACGGAGCATTAGCTCAGTATTTTAAAACTGATGAAGGGGTAGATTTAATGAAATCTATTTCAAAAAAGCTTTCGTAGCTTAACATGGTGTAAGGTAAGAAATTAACCTTACATCAACTAAATTAATAATAAACAAAAATACATGGTTAATATAAATAATGTATACCAAACGGTTCTTGTTATAACTAACAAAGATAACAGAGGTTATATAACACCGGATGAATTTAATAGGTTGGCAGAACAAGCACAAAATGAAATTTTTGCAAGTTACTTTGCTAGAGAAGCAGGCTATGAATTAAATGCTTTTTTAACAAGTGATTTTTCTGACCCAAATACATATTTAGCAGAAAAAATAAATGTATTTTATAAATCAGGTACACTAACTAAAGCAGGAGATGAATTTACATACCCATCAGATTTATATAGGGTGGGTATAGTTTCTGTATCAGATGTAGTTGCAGACAGGGCTTCTCACGAAGAAATTAAGTATATTAACTTAACCCCTTTAACTTATCCTGTTAAAACTCAGCCGGTTTATACGTTGAGTAATACAGGTGTGGTAGTATACCCTAGTGATATAACATCAGGTGTAAAATTAGACTATTTAAAAAAACCTATAAGACCAAAATGGGGTTATGTACTTCAAGGTACAATTCCATATTATGATCCTACTGTTTTTGATCCTGCTAACGATAGCTATGATACTGCTGCAAAATCTTATAACTTTGAATTACATCCTTCAGAAGAAAATAATTTAGTAGTTAAAATACTTAATTATTCTGGTGTAGTTATAAAACAACAAGATGTAGCTGGTTTTGCACAAGGCAAAGAAAATCAAAATACTTCACAAGAACAATAGATGGCATTATCAAGAAAACCTTTAGATGTAGATAATTATTCCGCTTTAGATGGTGGGACTGGATTAGCTATCCCTGGATATTACAGGAGAACAAATTTAAATGATATAATAAATAGTTTTATTGTAGCATATATTGGGGATGGTAAAGTTTTAACAAAAGTACCAAGATATGAAGTAGCTTATTGGGCGCAAAGAGCAGTTCAAGAATTTAGTTATGATACTTTTCATTCTGAAAAATCTATTGAAATACAATTAAACTCTATGAGGCAAATGTCTTTGCCCTCTGATTATGTAAATTATGTAAAAGTTCAATGGACTGACAATACCGGTGTAATGAGAACTATATTACCAAGTAACGCGACTTACGCTAATCAAGGAGTTGCGCAAGATGAAAATTATCATTACTTATATGATCAAGACGGTAATATTATTTATGCAGAAACATCAGAAACTATAGATAGATATCAAAGTCACAATGCAGTTGAAGCTGAAGAATTAGCTAGCACATATTATTATGGTTATTTTGATCAACCTAATTATTTTGGATATTTTGGGGCTAGATATGGTCTAGAGCCAGAGTATGCTAATATGAATGGTAATTTTGTATTAGATTTAAATGCAGGCCAAATATATTTTCCTACTAGTATTCCGCAAGATACATATATAACTTTAACTTATATATCTGACGGGTTAGGAGATAATGGTAATTTTGATAATGTATTAGTGCCTAAAATGGCTGAAGATGCTGTAATGGCAACTATGCTATATAACCTCTGTAAAATACGTCCAACATCTGCCGGAGCGGCTCCTTTATATAAAAAAGAAGCTTATGCAAAAACAAGAAATGCAAAAATAAGAATTGCAAATATGAAAGTAGCGGAAATGACAAACATATTCCGTAATAAAGCGAAGTGGATTAAACATTAATTAAGTTTTATGCCAGAAATTAAAAGAACATTTAATCGTGGAAAAATGAACCGCGATTTAGATGATAGAATTGTACCTCCGGGTGAATACCGAGAAGCTTTTAATGCTAATATAGGGCAGTCAGAAGCTTCAGATGTAGGTGCTATTGAAAATTTATTAGGTAATGAATTAGCAGCTAATTGTAGTATTACTAATGCTAAATGTATTGGTGTTGTAAGTGATAGTAAAACAGAAAAGATATATTTTTTTGTTACTAACAACTCAATATATAATGAAACAAACAATGGGCAGCATGGTCTTTTTGAATATGATCAAAAAACTAAACAAACTACAGCATTAATAGTTACATCACAATTAAATTTACATCAAAATTATCCTATTACTGGAATTAATATTGTAGATGATCTTTTGTTCTGGACAGATAATAGAAATTGTCCAAGAAAAATTAATGTGGTTACAGCTAGAACTAATACAACGTACTATGGGTCTGCTCCAGATATTGACAATTTAATTTCTGTTGCTAAATTTGCACCTTATGAGTCGGCAACTTTAGTTACTGCAACAAAAGAATCTAGTATTACTTCTACATTCATGGAAGATAAGCTAATAAGATTTTCTTATAGATGGCAATTTGATGATAGTGAATACAGTACATTAGCACCTTTTACACCTGTAATTTTTTCTAGATTAACTGAAACTGATACAATTAGTGTATCTTTAGGTAATTTTGGAGAAATAGAAACATTTGTAAACGCAATTAACCAGGTACAACTACAAATACCTACACCTGTTAACTATGGTATTACTAGTGTAGAGTTAATTTATCAAGAAGCTGGTAACGGAACTTTATATGTAGTTAGCGATAAAGAAGTGACTACAGAACCTTTTGTTAACTTTACTTATTCTTCTACGGATCCATTTAGAACTTTACCTCCAGATCAACTTACAAGAGTATATGATGCGGTGCCAAAAAAAGCATTAGCTCAAGATGTAGCTGGTGGTAGATTAGTATACGGTAATTTTTTACAAAATTTTAACATACCACAAATAGCATTTACAGTAACACCTACATCTGAAACATCTGCTAGAAATGGTATATTAGAAAATCAATCGGTAAAATCAAGACGTACTTATCAAGTAGGAATAGTTTTAGCAGATAAATTTGGAAGACAATCCCCTGTGATATTATCTAGCTCAGGTGTAGATACAGTATTTATAGATCCTGGATATGGTAATGCAAGTTCAACAACAGCTTTTAATGCATTAAGAATAACCTTTACAGATACAACTCAAATTCCTGATTGGGCATACTCATATAGAGTCGTAGTAAAACAAAGAGAACAAGAATATTATAATTGGATATCAGTAATTACTGGAGCTAATAATATTGAAAGATTAGGCGATAGTATTAATAAAATACCTAGAGACCCTACAGCAACAATACCTCCTAGTACTTCATCAACTATTTCTCCTTGTAATGTTTCTGTATATCCTAAATATGTAAACGGAGGAAATGTATATAGCTCTCCTTATAATGCTCTTACATCTGTACAGTCTATTGCAAACCCGTCAGGGGACGCTTTAGTTACTACAATAGACAATAGTGGAGCTTCTGTAAGTTCTGGATTAGTTGTATATGAAACCGAGCCTGTAAGTTCAGAATTAGATATATTTTTTGAAACTTCAACAGGAGGTAGAGTATTAAACGATGATGGATCAAGTGCAATACCGGCTACAGCTATAGATATTAATTTTTTTAATTGTATATTATTAACATTTGATCCAGGAGGGGTTGGTGATGATCATATTGAAATAAATAGAATTAGAGCTGGATATAATGAACCTGCTTTTAATGTTGGTGTTAGAGCTTATGTAGTACAAGAAAATTTTACAGAAGAAAGAAGAAATAATACTTTAATACACTCTAGTGGATTATTAAATTCAAGAACTGGTATAAATTATATAAATCAGTTTAACGAAGCAGAGGGAGGTTTAACTATATCTTTAGACCCCCAAGATGGTTCAATCCAAAAATTATTTACTGATGATACATCTATAAATGTGTTTCAAGAGGATAAAGTTTCTAGGTCTCCTATTAATAAAGATTTTATTTATTCAGCGGAAGGAGGAGCGGTTCCTGTAACTAGTAATACACAGTTTTTAGGTACAGTAGCACCGTTTGCAGGGCAATATGGTATTGCTAAAGACCCTCAATCTTTTGCAACTTTTGGATTTTCTAAATATTTTACAGATAAAAACAGAGGAGTTGTTTTAAGATTATCTCAAAATGGTATTCAAGAAATATCTACAGTAGGATTAGGTGATTTTTTTAGAGATGCTTTAAAAGCGTCTGACCAAGTTATAGGATCTTACGATGAATATAGTAGGTTATATGAATTAACTATAATAGGTAGCGGTTTAGATGGTAATAAAGATACTAATGTGGCTACAGCTAGCCAAGGTTATTTAACAGCTTGTTTTGATGATCGCTCAAATGGGTGGACCTCATTTAGAGGATTTAAACAAGAAGGTGGGTTATCTTTAAATAACAGTTATTATACTTTTAGTGGAGGTAGTTTATGGCAACATCATAGCCCTAATGTAACAAGAAACAATTTTTATAATAGTGGAACACAAGAATCTTATGTAATTCCTGTATTTAACGACGCTCCTTCTTTAGTAAAGCAATTTAATACTTTAGCATATGAAGGTGACAGTGGGTGGGAACTATCTTATGTTGAAACTGATATTTCTAATATTGGATCAATTCCAACAACAGCCACAACTTTTGATACAACATTACAATTAAATGGTGCTGCACCTAATTCTATATTTAACGGAGCTAATACTAGTACTAATAAACAAAATGAACAAATTTTTTGGGCTATATTTGTTTCTCCTTTAAATTCACAATTTAAATTTTCTAATGTTACTAATGTAACTTTAACTCCTGCTGCAGGAAGCACATTATCGGTTACTAACCCTTCGACTATAACAGATGGGCAATTAGTTTTTCAAGTATCTCATGTTGTAGGATCAAGTAATTCTATACAAACATTAGATATTGGTGGGACCGGAGCTGAATTAGCATTTACAGTTGCTTTATTAACTGTAAACACTATAGATACTATTTCAAATTCAAATATAACTCCAGCTTCTCAAATATTTAATACATCGGGTAGTAATAATATACAATTTACGGCAGTTGCATTTTCTAATTATTATGTTGATAATAATAATATTGTAATTAATACTAGCGGTATGCCAGCTAGCACGAGTATTGGCTCTGCTACCGCAATTCAAAGTGGAGATAATGTAAATTATGAAATTCCTGTAACGGTGCCTACAACAGCAACAGCTGGTACTATAACGGTAACAGGTTCGGCAACATTAAAACCAACACTAATATGGACAGCTATTTCATTTGGAAGTGATCCGGGATTTTTTAATACACCTGCAGGAACAGCCGCTGGAACAGCATATTATATTTCACCTTTTGATAATCCTAATTTAAGATTAGCAACAATTGTGTATACTTGTACTGATACGCAGGTATTAACTACATCATCACAAACTGTATCTTATAATGTAGGGGGTGTAACAATTACCCCAGCTTTAAGCAGTAATGATGGAATTTTAACTTTTAGTGTGCAATTACCTAACTTAACAGTAAATACAATAGCAACAGCTACTTTAGGAACTTATACGCCAATAACCGCAACGTTAGGAAGTATACCTGCAACAGCAAATTTAGTTACAGCGGGTACAGCAATTACAATTTCAAATACATGGAATGTTCAAATTTCTGTAACCCCTGCTGATAATGGAGGCTTTGGAACTGGTTGGATTAAGTTTAATGGAGTAAATGGAACAGCGGTTGTAAATCCTGGAGATAGTTTTACAATTAGTGCTGACGCTAATGGAACAGGATCCTTAAGAACAGTAGACGCAAATATTGCTTGTCTTAACACTAGAATTCAAGGTGGTTCTTCGCCGTTGGCTGGTCAAACAATAACAATAACACAAGCATAATATGAGCGCATTAGTAACTTTTCCGTTTCAAGAAAAAGAAGGCAAATTTTTTGCTCCTATCGCTTCAGAAGAAGCAGATTATATTGTAGTTAACGGTGCAATTCAAGCTAATGGAAATAAAATTGTTAGTGGTATAAAAGGAGCTTTTGCAGCAGTTAAATTATCTTTACCTGTTGCTCAAGCTTCAACAAAAAAAGAGCTTTTTGCACTTAATGCAGAAAGTGTATATTCTTCAAATTAAATTATATGAAATTACAAGTACGAAAATTACAAGAATCCGATTGGGATTTTTTACCAAGTTGGTGGGAAGCTTATAACTTAGAAGGTTTTCCACGAGACTTTTTACCTGGCTCATTTAAAATAGGTGATAAACAAGAAAAAAAAAGAAAAGGTCTAGGTGGCTTCATGGTTTGCAAAGGAGAAGATCCTATTGCTGCTATGTGGTTATGGATGACAAATAGTAAGACTGCGATTCCAGCTGTTGTTGTAAGTGATAAATCTTATCAAGACACAGACAGAAGTGATGCATTGCAACTCTTAGTAGATTTTACCACGGATTTTGCAGAAGACATGGGGTATAAATACGCATTTGCTTGGGCAAAGAGAGGGATATTATTAGATAAATATAAACAAGCGGAGTATTATGTAGATGAAACTCCATCTTACGAATTAATAATGAAATACTAATGGGAAGTATAGTTAAAGGAGTTGCGTCATTATTTGGCGGACGAAAAAGAAGACGTGAACAACGTGCGGCTAATCAAGAATTTGATCAAGCAAAAGCGGGAGTCACAGATTTTGCTTTTGAAGATCCATTTGAAAATTTAGAAGCTAACACACTAGGGGATGCATCGGTATATGATGCTTCTGTTGCGGAATCTGCAACATTAGGCCCGGCTGCGCAAGCTCAAATGGGCACATTAGGTGCAATGCAAGGTTATGATGCAGCACAAGGTTCAGCTCAAGGTTATTCAAGCCAAGGGTATGAAGGACAAGGATATGATTCTCAAGGGTATACAGCACAAGGAACAAATGTAGCTGGGCTTGCAAGAGGAGCAGATACGGGTCTTAGTAATACAATGAACAATCTTCAAGTAAGTACAGCAGCTGCGGAAATGGCAGCGCAAGAAGCAGATCAATCTCTTGCGGCAAGCCAAGATCTTGCGGCACAAGCAGGTACGGGTGCAGGTGGAGCAACAGCTTTAGCGGCGGCAGCAGCAAAATCTAAAGCAGGTATATCAGCTGATATACAAAAACAAGAGGCAGCCAATAACATAAGAAGAGCCCAAGCAGAATCTCAACTGCAACAAAATCAACTAGCACAAGGTAATTTAGCTTCACAATTTGACTTGGGGCAAGATCAATTCAACGCTCAAGCTCAAAATAGAGCTTCTGAATTTACCGCAGGAGCGGCTAACCAAGCAGCACAGTTTGGGGCTAATGCGCAGAATCAAGCTAATCAATTTACAGCGGGCGCAGCAAATCAAGCTGCTCAGTTTGGTGCACAGTCAACAAATCAAATGGCCATGGCTAATATGCAGGCACAAAATCAAGCTTTACAATTTGGGGCGGCGGCTGGTAATCAGGGTAATTTAGCACAATTTGGTGCACAAAATCAAATGAACCAATTTAATACTGGAGCTCAAAATCAATTTGCACAAAATCAATTTACTGCAGATAATCAATTTGCATTAGCTAATCAAAATGCAATAAACGATGCTGCTCAGTTTGGCGCTGGTGCTCAAAACCAATTTGCAATGCAAAATCAACAACAATTAAATGCATTTCAACTAGCACAAGCAACAGGGGCTGCTGATATACAAGAAAGTCAATATGCACAGGCTACTGATACATTTGGTATTGCCGCTGGTAGAAAAATGGCAGCGGATAATGCAAGAAAACAAGCAACCAGCGATGCTTTAGGGGGATTAACTAGTGTTATGAACATAGGAGCAAAAGCCGCATTTAGTGATAGAAGACTTAAAAAAGATATTAAGCTTATAGGTTATTCGTCTTCGGGGTTAAAAATTTATAACTTTAAATATAAATCTAAACCAAATAATATATATCAAGGGGTTATGTCAGATGAGATCCCTTCTCATGCTGTTATTAAACACTCCAGTGGATTTGATTGGGTAGATTATAGTTTATTAGATGTCGAATTTAAATTAATAGATTAACATGGCAGTAAGATCAACAATTAGATGGGATCGCTTTGGCAATCCTTTTGACACATACAATAATTTAGATAACATGGCTGCTAATGTTGACGCTGATAATTTAAGGCGTCAAAAACAAGAGCAAGATAGAGAAGCTAAAAGATTAAGAGATTTAGAATTAGGTGCTATTAAAGCTAAAAATATTCAAAGTTTAATGATTCCTTCTGAAACTCAATTTCAAGGATTGAACGAATATGCACAAGGCATTAGTAGAAATTTAGTAGATAACTATAGCTCTTTAGTAAGCCAACTAGAAAAAGGCCAAATCGATACTAACTTTTTTGCAAAAGAAAGCGCTAAAATACAAGGACAAGTACCACAGGTTAAGTCAATGATTAGTGGTATTGAAACATTAGCCGGTAAATATGCTGCAGGATTAGCTCAAGGAACATTAAGTATGGCTAATTCACCAGAGCATGAGCAATTTTTTCAAGCTGTTATTAATAATAAAGGTAAGTTTGGAATGGATGATAATAATGTATTAACTTTTTTTGGTAAAACCAAAGACGGAGAAGACTTTAGCATTCCAGCTAATGGCTTAGATAAAATGCCACAGCCTTTAGAAAAAGTTGTTTCTTTTACAGAATTAACTAACCCTATAATAAGTAACTTACAAAAGCCAAGAGCTCAAATGGTTAATGGTAGAGAAGTAATGCAAAGTGTGCCATTAGGCAGTAAGTTATACCAGCAAAATATAGATGCAGGATTTGATGCATTTTTAAAAGAAAAAGGTAATGATGGTTTAAGATCATTAGCTGCAGATCATGCTGGTTACACCCGCGAAGAAATTGAAAGAGATTTAAATACTGGATTTTATGAAGCACCAAACGGTGAAACATATACTAGTAAACTAGAGTATGACATGGATCAATTATATCAGCAAACAGCTGAAGATAACTATGTTAGTCAACAATTAGTTTCTCATAAACAAAGAGCTTACGATTTACAAATAAAAAATTTACAAGCTAGAAATGCACAGGCTGCATCTACAGCAATGCAAAATAGAACTAAAGAAGAAAGAATAAATTATGGTAATATGAGAGCTTTAGAACAACTAGCTGCCCCTACAAAAGATAGTATATTAAATACAGCTTGGGGAAGAAATGGGGGTATGAGCGTGGCTAAGGATGATGATGGTGAATACTTTGTGGTTAAAAATGGCAAAGCTGTTCAAAAAATAGATGCTTCTATTTTAGATGATTCTCAAAAATTAGCTAAGTATTTATCACAAGCTATTTATGGTATACCTCTTTATATGACACCAACATTTAAATATACAACCCCTCCAAGCCCACTTAATAGACTAACTAAATTTTTTACAGGTAAAAAATAATATTATTTTATGGAAGA